GGCGATAAAGTGCCTGATGATGTGAATGTATGAATTTGTTTGCCACCAGAAGTGGTAAGAGTACCACCTACGAATTTAGGTGTAGCAGATGTGTAAGATATGATGACTATGCCTGAACCGCCAGCACCTGATGCGTAATATGTTCCGCTATTATAGCCACCTGAACCACCACCACCAGTATTAGCAGTTCCTGCACCGCCACCACCAGTACCTGTATTTGCTGAACCACCACCACCTGTTCCACCTGTGCCTGCAGTTCCTCCATTATATGTAGCTCCACCGCCACCGCCTGCATAAGTTACGGAAGTTCCTGAAATAGAGGATGCTGTACCATTACCTCCATTACCTCCAGCAGAACCTGTTGCATTTCCACCTACAGCACCTGCACCTCCACCACCACCGCCAGGATAGTTACTTGCTCCACCAGCAGAACCACCAGCGTTACCTTGTCCAGATGTGCCTGCTGCTCCTGCGCTTCCTGATACACCTGACTGTCCACCACCGCCTGAACCACCTGCATTTGGTGCGAATGCTCCACCACCGCCAGCGCCACCACCAACTGATGTTACAGTAGTAATTCCTGTTCCTGAAACAACAGAGTTTGAACCATTATTACCTTTATTAGCTGTTCCTTGAGGAATTGCAGCACCGCCTGCACCTACAGTAATTGTGTAAGTATTAAGTGTAGATAATGTAAATGTAGATGTTAATAAACCGCCTGCACCTCCGCCACCGCCATTTTGAGTTCCACCTGAAGCACCACCTGCAACTACAAGATAATCAGAAGATACATTAGTGGTAGCACCACCAACTAACATCCCATAAGCTCTAGCAGCTGCTACGGAAAAACGTGACAATAATGACATTCAATATTTCCTATTTGAATTGTGTTTGTGCTGCAAATATTGTAAATGCTGCTGATCCTGTTTTAACAATGGTGTATGAATAAGCATCTACACCTGAAGCATTACCACTTGTAGGAGCTGTGCCACCTTGATATTTAGGTGTGACAGATGTGCCATCTACTTGAACTGCATTGTTATAGTATGCTGTTGAACCTTGTGTGACTAAAAATACCACTGTGATAGCTTCACCAGATGACATTGCTGTATTTAAAGATGTGCCACTTGATGCTCTAAAGTTGACTGTCCAGTTTGCACTTGCATCAGTTGTGTAATAAAGCACAGATTGTGTAGTCACATCATAGTTGATTGTTCCAGTTGCTGCAATAGCTGATATAGTAGCTGTTTCAAGTGCATTGATAAATGAAGATGCAATGACTGATGTTGAACCTGTAAATGTTTGTTTGTTTGTAAATGATTGAGCTATAGCTAAACCTGCAACTGTAGCACTTGATGATGGGAATGTCATCGTAGTTGAATCTGTGCCTGCTAAAGTTAATGAGTTACTTGCAGTAAGTGTTTTACCATCAGCGATTGTAAGTGTTGATCCTGTAGCTGGTGCTGTAAGAGCCACTTTGTTAATAGAAGTTGCTGAAGCTACACCTAAAGTTGGTGTTACTAATGTAGGTGAATTAGATAATACAACTGAAGTTGTCCCTGTAGAAGATGTTACACCTGTTCCACCGTTAGTTACAGGTAATGTGCCTGTTACGTTTGACGTTAAGTTTGTAAATGTAGTGGAAGTTGTGCCTGTTCCACCATTAGCTATTGGTAATGTGCCTGTTACACCTGTTGATAGTGGAAGACCTGTTGCATTTGTAAGTGTTACAGATGCTGGAGTGCCTAGTGCTATGACATTACCAGCAGCATCATCATAAATAGCTTTTTCAGCAGGATAAGTGACAAATACACTTTTAGTACCTGCACTAAAATTTACTAAAGAACCACTATTAGAAGAAGACAATACAGTATCACGAGATAAAGTAGTTCCTGAAGATGTATAAGTGCCTATGCCTACTTCAAACTCTGAACCCAATACAATAGCATAGTAAGTAGTGTTGCTATTGCCAATAACAGAAAATGATTGAAAGCCTGTAACTGCACCAAGAAGCGTAAACGTGCCTGTTCCTGTAGTAGTAGAAGTTTCTTGCACTCTATCTTTAACAATTAATGCCATATATTTTCCTTTACGCTGCTATTAACACCCAATCTGGTGTTTGTGATGTGTTTATTATACCCCAGTTTGGATTACTTAGTGTAGCTGTACCGCCTACTAATGTTAATGCGCGCACTGATGGTGTAATTACTTTTCCTGCAAGCACTGTAGGGGCTATGCCTACTATATTTATAGAACCTACGCTTGGTGTAACTATATTTCCTTGTGCAACTACGCTTGGTGCGGATCCTACTAATACGGCGCCACCTGATGGTGTTATTATTTTACCACTTGCTACAGTAGGTGCTACGCCTACAATGTTGATAGTTCCAACACCTGGTATTCTACCGCTATTTGTTTTAGGAGCTATGCCTGTTATTGTTACAGTACCGGTTTCCGGTTGAGAGAATTTACCTGGTACTGCTTGAGGTGCGTGTCCAGTAAATAATAAATTATTTGCCGCTGGTGTTACAGTTAAAATTTGTGCGGGCGGAGAACCTGTAATTGACACGCTACCTGCCGCTGTAATTACTAACTTACCTACAAGTGCAACGCTGACTCGCCCTACTATATTTATGTTACCAACAGACGGCGTAATGATTCTATCTTGTCCAACAATAGGTGCTGCGCCTGTTATAGACACACTACCCACTAATGGTGTAATAATTCTAGTAGATAATAAACTAGGTGCTACACCTGTTATAGTTACGTTTCCTACCGTAGGGGTTATTATCTTACCACTTACTACATTAGATGCAATTCCTGTTACTACTACAACCCCTACTGCAGGAGTAATAGCCGTGTCAATAATTCCGAGAGCCGAAAAGGCTGATTCGGAAAAACTTCCCCCCGCAAACATTTACCTTACCCTAACTTTTATATTAAGCTAAAGTAAAGATGCCAGTAGCAGCGGGTAAAACTGTCAATGTATTTGGTGATGTAACAGTAAATTGACTAGATGATAATTGGCAGAAACATAATAACTTACCAGCGCCAGCGCCAGTTGAATTACGAATGACTGCATATTTAATATTAGTCAATGAAGCACCAGAAGCTGTAAATGCCAAACCTGCTGTAGTCATTGTAAACTTATATTGTTTTGCTGAAGCCCCTACTGTCCATTGAGCAGTTGCTGGTACTAAGTTTTTACCACCTGTTGTATAACCGCCGGTAGCAGCAATTTCATTAGTTATTGACGCATATGTGCTTAGCGTAAAAGTAGAAGCATTACTTGCACTTGTTGCTAATAACATTTTAAATACGCCGGCACCTAATGTAATAGTTCCGTTACCTATATGTTGTTTGGCTTTATTATATAATTGCCATGCTGAAGCAGCCATATTAAATCTCCTTTATATCGGCGTATGAAGCGCCTGTTTCTAAAATATGACGGAGTAATCCGCCGTAAACGTTTAGTTCAATTTCATTCCCTAACATGCGAATCAAATCAATAAACTCTTGTGCTTGGGATATCATCCACGAATTGCAGCTAAATATTTTCCCGCCCACGTTTACAGGTATGATTAGCTGTCCATCATTTTCTTTCTGTTCATATGCATGGTGAACTTCATTTTCATCTAAACAAGAATCACATCCAAAAAGGTGAAACTGTTTAAAACCTAACATTCTAAATAAAGGTATAGTTCTTAAAAGGACTGTTGACCCTCCTGGAACTGGATACCATGTTTTATATTGTTTAGACAATATGCCATTAAGTAATTCCGTACTTGTGTGCCATATATAAGTTCTGTCTTTTGGTAACCCATCAAACGTAGTAGGATCACATTGAGAAGCAATAAAATACTTACAATGATCTACCACAGGTTGAGTAAATCGTGCATTAAATGGTCTTGCATCTACCATAACCATAGCAGAAGGCGTTAATCCATTGTCAAGGCACCATTTATAGGCTCCATTAATTGTGATTAGTTTAACACCATCAGCCCTCTTTTGTCTAATAGTTTCAAGGTGTTCATTTAATGAAGGGCCACCACCTACAATCATTACTTCTTGGTCGTTGGTTGGGTGAGGTTGTACTTGCATAAACCCTCTTTGTATATTAAATTCTACATTGGCCTTAATCGTTTCTTCGTCCGTATTAATTACCCCTGCATCAACTACATCTTCACCTTTAATCCATGCACTTACATAAAATAAACAATACCCTTTTTCTTCTTTAGACCAATGAATAACACAATCACGATCAATAAATTTTTTTAACCACCACTCGTAAGGATGTACACTTAAATGTAACTTATGTCCTACTAGCTTACCCATTTTGTCATCTTCAGTTGCAATTTGAAAGAAAACATGCTGACAAGCAGTCAAACAATTATCTAAAACCCTATCTACATGATGAGGTCTAATATGCTCCATCACATCGGTACAAAAACCATAAGCTGCTTTGACAGGTAAAGGTTCAGATAAATCTGCCTCTACAAATCTTAATGCATGCTTCTGTGTTTCTAACATTGGTCGAATATCTTCGTCTAAACAATTATCTGCGAAGTCAACCATGGTCACATTAAGTGATCCAAATAAAGCTAAATTAAGGGAACCGCGCCCTGTACCACAACCTAAGTCTAATATTGATGCACCTTTAGGTGGTTTAGCTTGTCTTAAAAATTCGTGTGCTATGTGTTCACCAGGAGCAACAGCTCTATATTCTGGTCTGTCCCACATCATCTTATATAAATCTTTTTCTAACGGTCTTACATTACTTACTTTTACTTGCGGTGCTTCTGAAAATACAGAAGATACTGTTGTCATTTATGATATCCTTATAAGTGCAGCGTTTGATGCAGACGCTGGAAATGTTACTGTAAATGTTTGATTAGTAGTTGTTTTAGTGCCACCAAAATCTAGTACTGCTACTGCTTTATTACCTTGAGTGCTATTATATATTAAAGCACCTGCTGCTGAAAAAGTAGCACTAGACCAACTAGAATCTGCAAAGTTTAACCATGCTATAGTTTCAGTATTTGTTGAAGTAGGAACTTGAGATATAGTAAGTGTGTTACCCCCAGCAGTGTAGCCTGTCCCTGTAATTTCATCTGTCGTATCATATACAGTCGTCGTTGCATTTAATGTTGCTGTTGCTGTATAAAGTGCAATTTTAAATGTATCTGCTGCAGTAGTTGCACGTGTTACACCCACACCAAAGTTATGAATGCCATCTAAGATTTCAACTTTAAAACTCGTTGTTAGTGTTTGTGATAAAGCCACTTGTTATCCTTTACTGAACAGGATATCTTACTTGCCCTGATCTATAAGCATCTTGTCTATTTTTGCCATCGCCAAGTTGTTTGAGTAATAACATTGATTCATCATATCGAGCTCTATAGTTATCAAGCACATCTTTTTCACCTTTCATATAAGTGTAGGCTTCTAATAAAGAGCCATAAAGAAGAGCTGAGTCAAAGTTATTACCAAGCCAAGATGTACCTGCAGTTACAATAGATTCAGGATAAT